GATAGTTGCAGCCACAATCCTTAAAATACATTTCCTCTATATTGTAGCGTCATAAAAAACCCCCACCAAATAAATGATGAGGGTTTATTCCATTCCCTAGTGATTTAATTATAAATCAAAGAGTTGATGTATCCAATGGAGTGTTAACTGTTAACTGAACCATAGGGATCAGATCAACATCGTAAGTAGCACTCCAGTTGTCCTTATTACCAAGAACACTGTTTGTTGGGTTGTCAGCAGCGTTACCCCACTTAGTACCCATTACGTGATATGCAGTGTGGTAGTCAACTGATAGAACATCCTGCTTAGATAAGATGTTGCGATCTGCTTCAATGCGTAGATCTTGCTGAACACCTTCAAGGATTGTTCCAGACTTAACCAAGTAGCAGTAGTACTCCTTGATATGACCAGAAGAACCAGGCTGAACAGCGTTCACCTGAGAATCCATGATCACATTCAAGCCAGCAAATGTGCCAATGCTATTAGCATTTACACCTGCACCACCACCACCCCAGGTGATAGCTCCACCAGAAGTTAAAGCAGAAGTAGAGAATGTTAATAGTCCTACCTGATAGAGATAGAAACCAACATTAGGGTGAACAATTAGAGTATCTAACTCATCACCACGCTCTCCAAGTAATGCACGAGCTTGAGCTACATTTGAACCTGTCAAATAGTTAGCTTCAGCAGCACCAGAAGCAGCAGCTTTAGCAAGGTCTAACTTATTAGTTGTTAGAGCTGTACCAAATAAACCGTGTAACTGATAGAACAATCTTTGGCTATTTAGCTTATTGATTGCATCTGCAAGCTGGTTGCGGATATGAAGCATTGGATCTTCACCAGCAGCCAATGTTGCAATGTCATCAACCGCATAGGCAAAACCTCTGTGGCAAATTGATGCAATCTGTGTGTCTGTGGTGATCTTCTGTGGAGTTAAATATCCAGCAGTTGATGTTCCCCAGTTAGCTGCCCCAGTCATCACCTCTTCAGTTGGTGCGATTGGGTTAAACTCAGGAACTTGGATGCGTGTACCACCTTCTTTTGAATCTAAGAAAGAGTTGCGTACAACAGCACCACTTTTAACAAAGAGACTACGCTCTTTAATTGCCTCACTTACATAGCGAGACAGATTATTTCTTTTTACGATGTCCGCAAGAAGGACACCGCCAGAATAATTTTGAAACGGAGCAGCCATTTCAATTAATGGGGATTATTTAACGAAGTCCAAGTCACAGACTCGGCAGTTAACTCACAGAGCTAACCAGATTGAGCTTCCTTCTTCAGCACTGCTGCAAGTTCTGGCTCAGAAGATTCTAGGGTCATTTGCCTAGTTATGTTTATATTACCTTCTTTCCAGGGATTAGGCATACCTGGTGAGACATTTGATGTAGGAGAAGGTTTAGCACCCATCCCTGCCGCAGAGCTAGGTTTGAAGTGATGTTCCCATCCACTACCAGGATTTTTTAGGTTCCCTATGTAAGTTCCTAAATCCTGTTCAACACCTCCATTAAGTACAACAACATCACCGCTATCGTTCCTTTTAAGCCTATCTTGAAGCAACGATAACATTTGCTCTGCATTTACAGCACCAGAATTACTGATAGCTGAAAGTGCCGAAGTCTTAATGTTTGCAGTCTCATTAGAAGACTTTAAACTTTTTAATTCCTCCCTTAAAGTAACTATTTCTTGGTCTTTTGTTTGGGCTGTTTTGTTGGCTTCTTCCCATAGGTCTTTCCATTGCCCTTGATCTTCGAGCTTTTGCTTCCTTTGATCGTCTTGTTTCTTATAGACATCATCTAATTTAGTTTTGATGCCTTTGAACTTTTCGCCTTCTTCAGCGATTTTTGCCTCCAAAGCAGAAATTTTACTTTCATATTCAGCCTTAACACTGTCAAGGTTGGGTGCTTGTGGAGCTGGAGTCTCAGCCACGGGCTGTTCAGCAGGAGTCACAGACTCAGGCTGGATGACTTGTTCTTCAACCATGTTTATTCAGAAAGTTTAGATTCAGTTTTTGAAGCTTTTGCTTTTGGGGCTGGAGCTTCTTTAACAACAGGAGCAGGTGCAGCAGTTCCATTTTCAGCCGCTATTGCAGCTTCCAAATCTTCGGCATTTACACCGTTATCCATCTTGATGGAAGGCATCGTAAAAGAAAAGATACTTAACTAATATTGTAGTGTATTAATTACTTTCAGTCTCGGATGCAGTGGGTAATACCTCTCCTTGTACCAGTATTTGTCTAAATTCATCCCTATCTATTACTTTTTGATCAAATAAAGAAGTTAATGCTGTGACATCTTGTCCAATTAACCTATCAATATCGAAATCACGACTAATTTTAATTTCGGGTGGCTCTAATCCTACATATTCAGCCGATAAATTGAACGATTTCTGGATCTTCTGCTCTAATTCCAGCGAAACCATCGATAACATGGAGTTAGTATCCACTCGGTCAAGTCTTCTCGCATCCGCAGATTCTGCAACAAATTTTTGCTGCGAAAGTGTGCTAATACCAAGCGTTGCCATTTGGAGTTGTAATTCTTCGATCTCAGCCGCTTGCGCTTCAAATGCACTCGCTGCTGGTTCGACATAATAAATTTTATTGCCTGGTTGGGTTGCCATTGCGTAGTTGACGCTGATTGCCATGTCTTTCGTTTGGTCATCCCATCCTTCCATTACTAATAAAGGCTGTGAAGCCACATGCAAACTATGAATTAAATCAGCTTGCCTCTGAAAATGTGACAAATTTAAATGGGCAATATCTAATAACGGTGGTTTACTCGTCAAAGTATCGGTTTTTCCTGCATAAATAGTCGTTAAAGGTATTTCACCTAATGAAAATTCACCAGATTCGACAATTTCATAGTCTTTTTCACCCTCTGGAGGATCAAAATTACCTGCATAGCTATTATCTTGCCAATGTAAGTCTTTTTCTGGCTCTTTTTTACGATAAACACTATAACTTCCTGGCTCAATCACCCTGACTTGCTCAAATACTTGCTCTCCAAATTCTCCAGCAGGAACAACAGCTTTTTCAGCAATTCTTACCTGTATCAACTTGCCGTAATTAACTTCTCTATCTAATCTCCAACCATAAATGTTAGTTGGATCGATTTCTATCCAATATGGCCTTCTATTTTGCGCTCTTTCTTCTGCCAGACTTAATGCCCCTGTTGGTGCAGGGAAATCAACCAAAACATGACTATGACCATACGTTAATGAACAGATAAGCAGTCTTCTTGCGTATTCATCTAAGTCTGATCCACATCCATCAACGTCTTTAGCAAAAATATCTGTCCAATATGGATCACCTGTTATAGAAATAGGTTTCCTTAAAATTAAACCTGTCGCTGCTCTAATTAATCGCTGCGTATAAGGGGAAAAAACTGCTCGATTTACTCTAGATAAATAAGCTTCATAGTCCTCTCGTGGCTCGGTAGGAAGAAAAGCTTGACAGTTTTCTCGTAAATAATCTGTTCCGCTACTTACTGCCTTCATTATCTCCCAACCCTTGATCATATCTAATACTGCTCTAGTCCTCGTGAAGGGACTATCAACTCCACCAACACTGGTAGAGCTGACAATACTAGTACGAATTGGGCCAGGGACAGAGTACGTCACAAAATTACCCCCTTATTGTTTATCCCCCTTAAATAGCGTCAGATGTTAGTGCGCCATTCATTTGGAAACTGATGTTAACAACTTGTAAATCACCAACAGAAGTTGAAAATTCTGCTCCTGTTACAAGACCGTTAAATGCAAGCTTTTTAGAGCCTGAAGTTGATAAATACAACTCGAATTGTGCGTCAGCAGCATCTTGTGCTACTAAAACATCTTTCAAAAATTCTTGTGTCTCATCACCAGTAGTTCCTGTATAAAGCAATTCAACAGATCCACTACCGTCAATAAAACTACCAACATACGCTCTAGTCGTAGCTCCATGTGCAGTTGTTTCTAAAACATCCTTTGTTATAGAAAAATTCCAACTCCGTGTGGATGCAACAGCAGCAACTGTTCCAGTGCCATTTTTGAACTTAACGGAGCCTTCTTCGCCACGATAGAAAGCCATGATCTAAAATAAAAATAGACTATTGCTGATAGTCTAACTTGTACTGTCTACTTTTTCAGCCTTTTTGCTAGAAGTTTTGGATTTATTATCCAGATATTGTTGACAACGGACATCCCATAAACCAGGAATCCTTTTTCCCTTTACCTTTTCAACAATGTCCAGTTGCTCTTCAGTTAATTCCATGATTACTTTTTCTTGGATTTTTTAGTAGAAGCCTTTTTTGACTTCTTGTTCCCCTTTACTTTAGCTAAATATCCTTCACATCTCTTCGTCCCAGCAGATTTTTTCATCCTTTTAGTAAATTCTGTACCCAGTCTGCCCTAAAGTCTCAGGTTTTGCCAAATTAAACTGTTGTAAACATAAATAACCGAAAGCGTCAAAAGCGTGATCAACACCAAGGTTTTTATTAGGTAATCCTGTATTCGGTGCATAAGTCAACGTCCTTAAAGACTTAATTAACTGCTTACATCTTGGGTGAATAAACGTCCTCCTACTACCACTCGCATCTAATAAAGCCGTATTAACAGCCGTAATCTTATCTCTTATCTTCCACGGTGCTTTCGGACTTGAAACATTAAAGCCACTTCTTCTCAAAATACTATGATCAGTCGCACCAACGCCAGCAGTTTTCCTCGCTCCTCCTGTTGGATCAGGACATGCTATTACTCTTCGATCCACCCCATATCTGCGAACGACTTCTTCTGCAAAGTCCCATGTGGTTGCCCCACCTGTGAGCATGACTTCGTCAAACACATACAAGTTCTCCCCATCTTTAACAGCACATATCCCTGACATTGGATCTACGTTAAAATCCACACCTAAAAGTATTGGCGAAACACTAATATCTTTCGCTTTTTCTGAAATATTCTCATCGCTAAAACTTATAGCCACTAATCCAGTTAAATTCTCAAAACTTGCTTCAAATTCTTGCTTAAACGTCCTCTCATCTAATTGCGCTCTAGCTGCTTCAACCTCTTCTTTCGGTACATTACCCCCCTCAATTGTCGTAAAACTCCATCTCTTCCACTCGTCCGTAGGATCACTCGCTACATAACACCACAAATCATAAAACCAACTCGCTGTCCCATCAGGCGTACTAATAAATAACGCCCAACCCTGTTTGTCAGCTAATGCAGGTCTAATTACTTCAAACCAGACC